CACAGTGCAGGCAGATCATGGCCAGCGGTTCGACACTTGTGATGGCCCTACCCGTCCGATTCCCACCATCCGCACGACAATAGGTCGCGTGCTGGAAGGCTCCATCAAATACGAAAACGGCGTGGTCACTGGTCGCATGTACCTGACCACGGCGGAAGACGCGCAGCCGATCGTGCAGCGCATCATTGACGGCACGCTCCGTGGAATTTCCCCCGGCTACGTCGCCACCGAATACACCGAAACGCCCGGCATCAATGGCGCTCGGACGCTCAGGACAGTCACGCGCTGGCTGCTCTGGGAGGTGTCCGTGACGCCGATCCCTATGGACAGTGGCGCAACTACGCGCTCGACAACGGAGGAACTCATGGCAGATCAGAACACACCGGCCGGCACCCCGTCGGCCACCCCGGCGGCGCCGGTTGATGTCCGCGCCATCGAGGATGCTGTTGCCAAGCGCATCGTGCGCCGGCAGAACGACATCATGGAGATCGCTACTCGCGCCGGAATCAACCTGGCCGTGCCGGCCGATCCAAAGGCCACCGAACAGGAACTGAAAATCCGGGCCGCTTACGGCGACGCCGAAGTCCCGGTCGAAACCGTCAGAGCCTACGCTTTCGACATCCTCGCGAAGAGCGCCGATGACCTGAAGATCGTCAGCGGTCAGCGTGCGGAAATCCAGCGCGACGAAGTACAGACCCGGTTTGAAGCCGTGGCCGCCGGACTCTCGCAGCGCATGGGCCTGACGCTCGACAAGGAAGACGCCGAAAAGTCGATGCTGGTCCGCGGTCTCGATCCGGTCGGTCTGGCCGGCGAGTGCCTGGTCCTGCGCGGCATGAACCCGCGTGAACTGGCGATGATGTCCCGTGAAGACATCGTCCACGAGGCGTTCCACCAGGCCCCCGGCCCACGTCTCGCTCAGCGTGACGGCGGCACCCACATGACCGGCGACTTGACGTCGGTTTTCTCGAACGTGATCCAGAAGGAAATCCGCCAGCCGTCGCAGGTCTCCGACGTGTACTCGTGGTTCGAAAAGGTCGGCCGCCTGGTCACGTTCGACACCCTCGATGACCGTACCGTCGTTGAATTCGGCGGCCTGGACAACCTGGAAGTCGTCGGCGAGGGCGCCGAGTACAAGCGCGCCACCATCGGAGATTCCAAGATCTCCTACGGCCTGGTCAAGTTCGGCAAGATCCTGCCGCTCACCGAAGAAATGTTCCTGAAGAATGGCGGCTTGGCGATGTTCGCCGGCCTGCTGATCGAATGGATCAACTCGTCCGTCCGTACCCGTTCGGCCGCGGCCGCGGACGCCCTGATCAGCAATCCGTTGATGGGTGACGGCAAGGCACTGTTCACCGCCGGCGCGATTGACTGGGACGAGAAGAAGAAGGTCAACAAGGGCGGTCACGCGAACTTGTCCACCTCCGGTGGTGTTCCCACCATCGCCCGCCTGAACGAACTGGACGGCTTCCTGTTCGACATGGTTGACCGTGCTGGTAACGCCGTCGGCTCGCCCGCCGAGTACTTTATCGGCGCTCGCTCGAACAAGGCGTACCTGGACGCGATCTACGACCCGAAGCGCCAGGTTCTTTCCGAAGCCGACAGCGTGTCCGTGGTCATCCCCGAGGCCAACCGCCTGTACGTGCCGAGCCTCCGCAACGAAAAGAAGTGGATGCTCGCGACGGGTGATCGTGGCGCCCTGGAGTTCGGCTACCTGGACGGCGCCAACGGCCCGGTCGTCAGCCAGCACCCCGAGCACAAGAACGACTCGATCGATTTCAAGTGCAAGCTCCGCTTTGCGGTGCGCGCCACGAGGTTCGAGAAGGTCGCGATGAACCCGGGTCAGTAGGCCGACATGTGGCGGCGGCTCGGCTCATGTCGGGTCGCCGCCATTGAAAAGCAGCCGGCACCGCCGGCATGAAGAGGAGATACGAAGATGCAGGGATATGATGGAAAGAGAGAAGTCGTTACTCGCACGGTGCCGTCCGGTGGCGTCGTGGCGGATAACGGTTATGTGATCGGAAGCGAGTTCCTGGTCGCTCAGGAAACCGCAGCCGAAGGCGCCCTGGCCACGTTCGTGCGTGTCGGCTGCTGCAAGTTTGTCCCGAAGACGACCGGCCAGGCCAACACCCAGGGCGACCCGGCGTACTTCAACGCGTCGACCGGCAAGACCGAAAACGCGGCCAGCGCCACGAACTACCTGATCGGCACGTTCGACGCGGCGAAGGTGAACGCGGACGAATACTCGGCGGTGATCCTGTCCGGCAATCCCGTGTTTGTTGGCGGTGTCCCTGGTGACATCCAGTCGGTCGCGGCCGGTGAAGGTCTGATCGGTGGTGGTTCTTCCGGTGCAGTCTCGCTCGCTGTCGATTTCGGCACCGCCGAGGGTAAGGTCTGCGAAGGCAACGACGCGCGGCTGTCGGATGCACGCACGCCGACCGCACACGCCGCTTCACACGCGACTGGCGAAGACGACGCGATCGCGCCGTCCGATATCGGCGCGGCCGAAGCGACCCACGCATCCACGCACGCCACGGCTGGCGACGACCCGCTGTCGCCTTCCGACATCGGCGCCGCCGAAGCCTCGCACACCCACAACGCGGACGAAGTCGCATACACGAACGGCGCCCTGGTCGGCGTCACCGAAGCGGGAGGCGCTCTGGATGTAATCGTGGACGTGGTGCGCGTCCTGCCGCACGTCAAGCAGATCGTGATCGCGGCCCTGGGCACCAGTGGCACCAGCGCTCCCGACGCCACGATGGCCGGCGGTCGCGTGACTGGCATCGTCCCGGTCTCCGGGAACGATCAGGCTGTGGCTGGTTACGCCATCGATGCCATCACTGGCGTGATCACCCTGACACTGGCAAGCGCCTCGACGGCCGAAGCGACCTTCGACGTCTGGGTGCAGCCGGTTCTCCCGGATGCCTGATTCTGACCGTTTGAAAGTGGAGTGGTAGATGTGGGCGGACGCTGTAAAAACCCTGAACGATTCGTGCCTGGAAACCTTCCAGGACGCGGATGTTGCGCTCACTCGTGACGGCACCATCCACACATGCCGCTGCATTTTCAGCGACCCGCATGATGTGACTGCTCCTACCGGCACCGGCTCTGTCGCCGTCACGTCTTACTCATCCTCAATCGAGGTCAACGAATCGGAACTCCGCGTGCGTCCGGTCATCGACGAAACCGTCACGATCATCCGAGACCTGGCTGGTGGTGAAAAAGCACCGGCACAGGACTATCGGATCATCGACATCCAGCAGGACGGCAACGGCGTGTTGACGATCGACCTGCTCGAACTCGAAGGGGGTGACTGATGGCCGCCCCTACGCTTAATCCGACATCGATCCGTCAAGACATGGTCACCCGCCTGACTGGCAAGACTGCCGCTGGTGACAGTGTTTTCGACACCCGAAAGGTCGGCTGGCTGCCTGCGCAGCTTCCGGCGCTTTCAGTGTCAACGATCGGTTCGAACAACAGTCGGGAAAATTTGGGTTCCACGATGCACACACACACCGAGAGCGTCGTTGTAAGTGGCGACGTGACTGGTAACGGCGAAACTGAAGTTGCCGCTGCGCTGGACAGTTTGGAAGCGGAAATTGAAGATGCTCTGATGTGCGATGATGAATGGCTGGCCTCGTTCCAGACTGTTGATGGCCCCGACGTCCGCAAAGAAATTTCTGTCGATAGCTCGCGCCTGATCGGATCTGTCCACATGAAGTTCGACCTGCGCTATCGCATTTTTTACGAACGCAAGAGCCCTGAGCCCGGCGACCTGGAACATTTATTTGTGACTGTTGAGCCGACCGATCCAGTTGGAGCGAACGTCAGCCGACGCGATCTGCTCGGCGATCCTGAACTTGCTCCGGAGGATGAAAATGAGTGACCGCCTGCACATACGCCCGGTGGCTGGAAAAGTGGTGCGCTGTCCGGATTTCAGCTTCTTGCCCGCGGAGGGGAAAGAGGTATCCGAGCATCCGTACTGGTATCGCAGACTGCTTAAAGGGGACGTTGAGTTTGTCCCGCAAAAGACCGCAAGCAAAAAGGAGAAAGACTGATGTTTGCCACCATCCCCAATGACGTTATTCAGCCCTTTTTCCGGGGCGAAGTCAGCAATCGGGCAGCCGCTGGTACGACCAACGTCACAGGCCCGTCCCTGATCATTGGTCAGGGTATCGGCACCGGCTTTGCAGCCGGCGTGCCTTTCAGGGTTTACAGTCCGTCACAAGTCGATGCGGCTTGCCGGCCAGGCTCGCAGATATCGCGCATGATGGAAGCGTACCTGTCCGAAGATCCGGACGCTGAAATATGGGCGCTCCCGCTGGCAGATGCTGGCGCGGCTGTTGCTGCAGCGAAGCCCCTGACGATTACTGGCCCGGCTACTGGTGATGGAGTCATATCGCTGTACGTCGGTGGCCGCTTGCTTTCCGTTCCGGTCACGGCCGGAGATTCTGCGAGTGTGATGGGCGCAACGATCCAGGCTCTTCTTGGCGTGGATGAAGCTGCGGCCGCTGCTCTTGGCAGCCGGTATGCTTGCACCGCCAGCAACAACGCCGGTGTGGTCACATTCACTGCCAGGAATAAGGGCGCCGCTGGAAACTCGATCGACCTGCGAGTCAATTACCTGGGCGAAGCCGGTGCCGAGCGCATGCCCGCCGGTGTCGCGATAACGGAACTGGCTTCCGCCGATTATGTCAAGCTCGAGAGCGGTGCCACGGATCCGGACCTGTCCACGATCGGCGCGATGATGACGGACAAGCGCTATCAGTTCGTCGCAAACCCCTATACCGTCGCTCCGGCCCTGGCAAAGTTCAAGACTGAATTTTCGGATACCGCTGTCGGCCGCTGGGGTTATATGCGCCAGACTTACGGTGGCGTCTTCGCGGCCCTGAACGACACCGCCGCCAACATGGCATCCTTCAGTACGGCGAACGACCCGCATATGTCCATCTGCGGCATGGAAGGTACGCCGACGCCTGCTGACGAAATGGCCGCTGCCTACTGTGGAAGTGCCGCCGCATCGATCCGCATACATCCGGTCGTGCCGCTGAACAACCGCGCCATCCGGTGGATCAAGCCGTACAGCGTTGAAGACGATCGCCTGGGCTATACCGAGCGCGAACTGATGCTGCGCAACGGGATCACGCCGCTGATCGTTAGTGATTCCGGCGATGTCATGATCCAGCGTGCGATCACCACGTA